GTTACAGGGTTTGCGGATATTACCGGATAATCAACGGGATAATTCCAAGAATCTTTGCATTAATCTTGATTGATTTGATGCAAAGGGATAATGTATCAAGGGTTTGCAGATATTGGAAAGTATTACCCGGGCCATTATCTGATCTGATCCAAGTGTATTTGTTTTTATAGTTCCGGTCACAAACCCGTTGAATATGATATTCACGGGATTCTAGGGGTTGATTCTGTCTCATGAGATACTCCGGTAGTTACTTGGTGATTAGGCCCAGACTCGAACCTCATATACTCCATGCCTCAGTTCAAGGATATAGCCCAGATACCCTCTTGCTTGATACTGGCGCAACTGATCCTCGGCAGATGCCAGACTGGTGAAATGATGGTATGTCATGAGATACTCCGTTCAAAGTGGGGGAAAAGGAAAAGGGCTCGATTCTGGGCAAAATAAGTTAGAACGATCCAGATCGGATGAGTTCCCTTTGTTACAAACTGTTACACTTGAGCCAACCGGATCCGCGCTCGGCCCGGTCTGGCGCAGCCGCTCAATTCCACAGTTCTAGTTCTATCGAATTATCGGCCACCCCGGTCGGCCCTTTTTTACGCCCGGGCCTGGTTTTATCCTAAGGACTCCCTCTATTTTTCCTAAAAATTTTACCTTCTGGTCACTACAAATGTTCTGATCACTACAAATGGTGTCCCCGCTCGCACTTCCGAACTCTTTCTAGTATCCTGACTTTCACTGCCAACATTATTACTGTCAACATTATTACTGCCATGAGTATTGCCACTGCGCCGTCCGCAACTACTTCTACCGCAACTTCTGAACGCGCACTCACATTTCTAGGAGAAGGACATTCTCTGGAAGTTACCGCTGCGGCTTGCGGAGTTTCAGTCTCACGAATTAGTCAACTTCTTGCAGACGAAAATTTTGCTGCAAAAGTAGCTACACTTCGCTATCAAGCACTAGTTAAGCAAAGCAAGAGAACAGACGTATACGAAGAACTAGAAGATACACTCTTGGAGAAACTCAAAGCATCTCTTTGCATGATCTTTGATCCGATGAAACTGGCCAGACTTCTGCAAGTTATTTCTGTTGCGAAACCCAAAAATACTTTCATTCCTTCCGATCTTCCTTCCGCTCAGCAAACTGTTGCTCTAACAATTCCTTCTCTAGTAATTAATCGCTTTACTACTAATACATTTAATCAAGTAATTGAAATTCATGCAGCCGAAAAGCAAGAAACACAAACACTGCTTACTATTCAATCCAAAACCTTAGATTCCCTAGTACGATCTAGACCTCCAAAAGAGAATCCAAATGTCTACCTTCCACCCCCAATTTTCTCCGATGCAGAAACTTCGTCTGCACATTCAACTTAAGAATGCTGCACTCGCAACGAAGCCAAAGTTTTCTTTGGTCTCTAATCAATCTGCTGTGCAACTAGCACTACTGGAAAAGAATAAACAAGCTGCAAAAGAAATGCTCCTGTCGATAAAAACACTATTAGCTCAGCGCCCACGCTAATTCTAAGATGCAAACTTGGAGTGATAAATTAGGATTCACTGAGCAGAGTGCGCCAGATATTCCTCAGCAAGAGCAATATTATACTGCACAAGAAGTTCATGATCTTGCAAAATCTTCTTTAGATTTCCTAGCTGCTCTTGCACTTCCACTGATATTTCGGTACTTCTTTCCTTCAGTATACAAAAGTATATGGCAGTGGCTCCTTTCTTATGTTCATCGTACTCGCGATTTTTCCCAACTTGCTCTTGGCCTTCCTCGCGGATTCGCAAAAACTACATTCGTAAAGATTTTCGTACTATATTGTATTCTCTTCACTACACGCAAATTTGTACTGGTATGCGCAGAGACACAGACAAAAGCAGAGAACATAGTTTCAGATGTGATAGATACATTAGACGAAGAAAACATAAAGAAAGTATTCGGATACTGGAAATTAGGTTTAGAAAAAGACACTCAAGCTCTAAAGAAATTCGGATTTCGTGGACGCAATATTACTCTAGCCGCTGGAACTGTAGCTACGGTTCGAGGTCTAAATATAAAGAATGAGCGCCCAGATGTAATGATTTTTGATGACATTCAATCTCGCGTACAAGCAGAATCGGAAATTATTTCTCAGCAAATTGAAACAGATATGGTAGGTACGGCAATGAAGGCAAAGAGTCCTCATGGCTGCCTATTTATTTTTGTGGGGAATATGTATCCTACAAAATATTCTTTGTTGCGAAAACTCAAGAAATCTGTAAATTGGGTGAAATTTATTGCTGGTGGAATCTTAGCTGATGGAAAATCTCTTTGGGAAGAATTGCAACCACTGGAACAACTTCTTACAGAATATCAAAATGATCTGGACATGGGGCGGCCGGAAATCTTCTTTGCCGAAGTTTTGAATGATGAGAATGCCACAGTAAATAATCTAGTAGACATTTCAAAACTTCCTCTGTATCCTTTTGATGATGCTGAGCTGCACTCAGGAAACTTCATTCTAATTGATCCTTCTGGCGATAAAATGAAGAGTGATGCGGTTTCTATCGGATATTTCGAAGTACATAGTACTAATGAAGCTGTAGTTCCTTGTCTTAGAGAAGTAAAAGAAGACCGCTTTAGTCCTGGAGATACGATTACTACTGCAATTGAGATGGCTTTAAGACATAATTGTCGTCTGGTAGTAATAGAATCTAATGCATATCAGTATTCTCTAAATTATTGGTTCGAATTTATCTGTCTCCAGCGCGGAATTACTGGAATTGAGTGCGCTCCCATCTATTCTGGCCCGCGATCTAAGAATTCTCGTATCTTAGATATGTTCAAGGCGCTATTCTCTAAAGAAATATACTATCACTCTGAAACTTCAGGTCCAGTAAACCTACAAATCAGTCAATTTAATCCACTAAAAACTAATAATGTGGACGGAATACTAGATTTGCTTACTTACAGTCTTCGAGTAGTGGCCGAGCTTGGGGAACAGCTTATTGCAGGAGATATAATTGAGATGCAAGAGTTCGAATCAATAAAAATACCTACTGCTCAGCAGTCTTCTCCATTTTAGAGGATTAGGCAATGCCGAAACCGTCAGATTTACCTAAATCCGTAGAACGCGTACAGCAATATCGTGTTGGACAGTATCCTGCAGCCGGACTTTCTGATGCAGACATGTTAATTTTGCGGTTACTAGAAACTCCTCTGCAGCCGCCCCAAAGAGGCCCGCGCAAATCTATTCCTATAGAAGAAAATCCCTATAATCCGCCGGGATTGTTTCTTACGCCGATCCCATTAGTTGCACCTCCATTCTCTTTCTTCCCAAGTTCATCTTAAAGGTACTCCTGTGGCTGCAAATATATCTTTTCCTATTTCTGCTGTTTCACAAGCTGGAGTAATTCTGTATGAAAAACAGTGTTATCAAATTCAAAATATTGCAGTCAATACTCGCAGTCATCTTGAGCGGCTTGATCGTATTTACTCTCGTGAAGTTGATGCTACAAAGACTGCAGCACTAAACAAGCAACTCAATGTAATAGGGGATGCTACAAAGTACCAAAATATTACAGTACCGATCTGTGAACCACAAGTAGAGAACGCTGTAGTTTATCAGGCATCTGTATTCTTAACTGGGAATCCAATTTTTGGCGTAGTTGCTGATCCTGTAAATGAAGATGCAGCGCTACAAATGCAGGCAGTAATTGAAGAGAATAGTATTCGTGGTGGATGGGTAAGCGAACTTATTACTTTCTTTAGAGATTGTTTCAAATATAATCTTGGCGCTGTAGAAGTTGCCTGGGAACAACAAACTACTCAAGCAGTAGAAACTGCTATTGATTTTACAGCAGGAATACAGGGTAAGCCAGTCAATGTTACTTGGACAGGAAACGTTATCCGCCGCCTGGATTTATACAATACATTTTGGGATACTAGAGTAGCACCGCAAGATATTCCTACAAAAGGCGAGTTTGCAGGATACATCAAAAGAATGAGTCGTATTGAACTCCTGATTTACATGGATTCGATTCCTTCGTTTATAAAAGAAAATAAAGTTGCTGCACTGAATTCCAATGCTGCCGGTGCTGGAACTGGTTATTCTTATTGGGAACCTTCAATAAATCCCGAGCCACTAATTCAACCTATTGCTGATGCCTATGGAACTAATTGGCTAAACTGGGCTGGATTGCCAGGAGCAGATCCAAACAAACCAATCACTTCTTATGACTATGAAATTACATTCCTGTACGCACGCATAGTACCAGTCGAATTCAAAATTGATAATGTGCCTTCCAAAGATACTCCGCAGATTTGGAAATTTACTATTGTAAACCATCAAGTTATTATCTCTGCAGAAATGCAAACTAATGCGCACAATAAGATTCCTATTTTCTTCGGTCAAACAAAAACAGATGGATTGAAGTATCAAACTAAATCCTTCCTGGCAAATTCTGAACCATTTCAGTCAGTTGCTACCGCTCTAATGAATAGCATGATTGCCTCTCGAAGGCGCGCAATTTCTGACCGCGGTCTTTATGATCCTAGTCGTGTAGCTTCTGAACACATCAACTCTGATAATCCTGCAGCCAAGATTCCTGTTCGCCCTCGCGCATACGGAAAACCTCTATCTGAAGCTTATTATTCAATTCCATTTAAGGATGAACAAGCCGGCGTTGCAATGCAAGAAATCAAAGCAGTGAGTGATTTTTCCGATTCTTTGAATGGAACCAATACAAGTAAACAAGGTCAATTCCGGAAAGGCAATCGCACTGCGCATGAATATGACGACATCATGGCGCATTCAAATGGCCGGGATCAAATGACTTCTATGGTATTTGAAGCTCAGGTATTTACGCCTATTAAAGAGATTCTCAAGATCAATATTCTACAGTATCAAGCAGCCGGAGATATTTATTCTGCATCTCAAGGAAAGACTGTAGTTATTGATCCTCTAGCACTTCGTAAAACATTGCTTGCTTTTAAAGTTTCTGATGGTATCTTGCCTACAGACAAAATCATTTCTAGTGATGATCTGGCTGCGGGAATGCAAGCTATTGGAACAAATCCGCAAATTGGTGCAGGATATAATCTAGCTCCAATGTTTTCTTATTTGATGAAAACACGGAATGTAAATCTAAAACCCTTTGAGAAGTCGCCAGAACAAATGGCATACGAAGAAGCAGTTCAGAGATGGCAGCAATTGGCTGAACTAGCAATTAAAGCTGGACAGGAATTCAAACTTCCTCAACCACTTCCTGCTCAATTTGGTTATGTTCCTCAAGGTCTTGCTGCAAATAAACCTACTGGACAAGATCAAAGTCAGCAAGTAACACCAAATCCTCAACCGCCCCCTGGAGCACAATAAATTATGATGAAAGTTCTCTCCTCATTTGAGACTTATGCATTAACAGAAGACGAACAGAAAACGTCAACATTCTTTTCTAGTCTTCAGTTAGCTAGATTACATAATCTTCGTACTACATATGCTCTAGCTAGACTAGACTTGACTTTTGATCCTACAAAACCAACAAAATTTATGCAGGAAGAAGCGGCACTTCATGGTAGTATAGAAGTGCTAACTCTTCTCATAGATGAAGCTATTCCTTCGCAATAATATTCTCTCACCACAAGGATTTTCATCATGTCTATCATTCAATCCGTTGCTGATCTCTTTCGTGCTAAGTCTGAAACTCCTCCCGCCACACCGTTTCCTGGTCAAACTGCTCCCATAATTGACGCAAAGGCAGAAGATAAAACTCCGGTGTCCCCTCTAGATTCTTTCAAGGAATTCTGGCAACCTGCAAAAGAGGCAGCTCCAGGAACTGCGCCAGTAGATTTTAAGGCGGATCCAGCTAAATTGATGGAAGCCGCTTCCAAGATTGATTTTGCTAAAGTAATTAAACCAGAACAACTTGCAGCAATTAAGGCCGGCGGCGAAGAGGCTACAACAGCTCTGGTTGAAATGATGCAAACTATGCAGCAAGCAACTTATGCACAAAGTGCTTTTGCTGCGACAAAAATTGCTGAAACGGCGGTTGCGCAAGCTCAGGAAAATTTTGTAAGGCAACTTCCTGCATTGCTACGCAAACAAGGTTTATCTGATAGTCTAGTTGCAGAAAATCCTGCTTTAGCGCACCCTGCGTTGCAACCAGTAATTCAGGCAATGCAAGAACAGTTTGCGACTAAGTACCCGAATGCTACTCCTACAGAACTCCTAGATTTGGCTAAGAATTACGTTGCAGGGATGGGAAAGATTTTTAATCCTGCTCCTGCTCCCGTGGCTGCCAAAGGATCTAAGGGTTCTGAGACTGACTGGTCAAAGTTCATTCCAGAATCTCCGATGAACTGATTTCGTTTTCTTCTTTCCTTTTCTTTTTCAAGGATTTTTATCATGGCACTTTTGAAGCCTAAAGTTATTGATGGTTTTGGTGGAATTGAACGCCCGCTTGCTTCGGGTGATGTGCTCGCTTTGGGAGAAATTGTTCCCGCAGCAGTTTCCACTCAACCTCTTCCTCTTCTTGCTGCAATGATTGTTGCCGGTATTGTTCTTCGTAGTAACGGTGCTGGTTCCGTTGATACTATTGACACTGCAGCAGCAATTATTTCTGCCCTTTCTCAGGGTGTGGGAACTGCTGGGGTAGAAGCTGGTAGTACTTTCCGGCTACGGTATATTGCATCTCTTGCGTTTAGTTGCACTCTTACAGCAACTGCAAATACAGGTATTACGGTCACCAGCGGAGTTGTTAATGCTTCTAGTGTTAAGGAATTTCTTGTCACCATTGTTAACGGCACGCCTGCAAAGACTTGTCCTACTCTTGCCACGGTTTCTGGCAGTGCAGATGTTACCGGCTTTACTGATGCAGAAATTGCTGCGCTTTCGCCTGGCATGATTGTTCTCAACGCTGTAGCTAACTTGCAAGGTCAGACCATTATTGGTATCAATATCGCCAAGAAGACGGTTACGATGAGCGGTAATGCTAATGCTACTGCGGCGGCCAATTTGCAATTTAGCCCACGAGTTAGTTTTTACGGCTTGGGTCAAGGCCTACTGTAACTACTTATTCCATCTCACTATTTTCTAAGGACTTCACATCATGTCTGCTGGTATTTTTACTACTGCCGTTCTCACCCAGGATCTTGCAGCTAAATCATATGCGGGGATGCTTACGCGTCTTATGCCCAATGGTATGGCTCCACTATTCGTTCTGACTTCCATGCTTGCAGCGGAAACTGCAGTTCAAATTGAGCATGGATTCTTCACAAAGACTATGCTCTTTCCAAATCTGGTGTGTTCTAGTGCAGGTCAAACTCTCACTGATACTACTTTCACAGTTGCTTCCACTGCTAACGTACTTCCTGGTATGATTATGCGCGCAGAAGCTACGGGCGAAAACGTCATTATCAATACAATCGTTTCTTCTACGCAACTTACTGTTACTCGGGCAGTTGGTTCTACGGCTGCACAAGCAATTGCTGCCTTGGGTGCTCTTTACCAAGTCGGTTCTGCTTACGAAGAAGGTTCCGTTCGCCCTAACGCGCTGATTATCAATCCTGTGCGTATTACCAATCTTACTCAGATTTTCCGTAATACTTGGGCGATTTCGGATACCATCCGCGCTACGCAAACGATTGCAGGCGAAACGAATGTTGCAGAATCACGTACTGATTGTGCTGCATTCCACGCTGCGGACATTGAAAAGGGTCTTCTGTTTGGTCAGAAGTCCTCTGGTATTCGCAACGGACAACCGTTCCGTACAATGGACGGGCACTTGGCAATTGTGGGGAATATCACTTACTATCCGTCCAGTTATTCTAGTCCTAATATTTCGCCTGCTGGCTCAACTACCAATTATACGCAACTTGAAGGTTTCGTTGATCCGTGTTTCAATCAGACGACTGATCCGAAAATTGCGAATGAGCGTCTGATGCTTGTTGGCGGTACGGCTCGTAAGGTTATCAATCAGATTGGTCGTCTGAATGGTACCTACACCATTGTGCAGCGCGAGACTTCTTTCGGTATGAAGTTCACTAACTTCCAGACCAGTCGCGGTAATTTCAACATGGTTGAGCATCCGCTTTTGAACAGCAATCCAACTTGGGCTAAGTATGCCTTTGTTGTTGATCTTTCTACTTTCCGTGTTGCTTATCTTGGTGATCGCAAGACCCAGAATAAGGAATTCAATACGGATGGTATGGAAGCCAATGATAATGGCATTGATGCGGTTGGTGGAACGCTTACTACGGAATTGACTACCGTGATTAAGAATCCTCCGGCAAACGCAGTGATTACTAATCTCACTGCTGGCGCCGCCGGTTAAGCACTGAAGTTACGAAAGGGGTATTGAAATGGCAACTCTTGTTCAAATCAATACCCCGGGAATGGCTTCTACTGACCCGGGGTATATCTCGTCAATCACGATTCGGAGCAACGCAGCAGATAATGTGCTAACTCCGAATGCTAGTACTGGCCAAGTTACACTTCCTGGAACTGACTCCAATGCAGCAGCTACCAAACTCTGTGTTGATTATAGTCGTTTCAGGATTGTGACCGGCTTCTAAAAGATATAGAAAAGTCCAGACTTCAAATTTCGGTGGTGAGGTGCTCTGGCGCAGTTATAAGGTTCTGGCGCAACAAAAACCGCTTTTTTCCAGACAACTTCTAAGGTATTGAAATGGCTGAAACTTCGATGACTATGGGACCTCCGGCAACTCCAATTCAACCGGTTGTGATGAGTACGGCAAAAACTAAAACTAAGGCTCTGTTCTTCTGTTCTATTCCTTACTCCAACTATGTATTCCCAAATGGTAAGTACGCGTACTTCATTGATGGAAAATTTGTTACAGATATTGTGAGTGAGATTGAACATCTAGAGAATGAGATCGCTAATGGGCATCCTTGCATCTTTGTAAAAGAGGCTGAACGAACAGTAGAAGTATTTGCTGATCCAATTGTAGCACTTCGTGCAAAGATTGAGAAAGAAATTCGAGCTGAGATGGCCGCGGCTACCAACCCAGAAAATGATATGGGTAAGAGTGTGCAAGGTCCACTTACTATGGCGAATTCTTCTACAGTAGGCGAATTGACTGCGGGAGGTAACTCTGGAGCTGCTAAGACCTTTTCTCCAGGTAATATCAAAATCAAATGAGTTAGGACGACTTAGATGATACTTTCGGAACTAATCACTGAAGTTTATACTATTACTAAGCGTCCAGACTTAGTGGATTCAACTACTCGGGCAATTAAAGCTGCAACTTTGAAACTGCACCAAGTAGATTTTTGGTATAAAGACATCTTTGAGACTGGGATTGCCTTTAGTTCTTCAGACTATTTTCAGCAATTTAGTTACCGTAACTTGATTCCGCTGTGGCGCTCTATCAAATATATTCGAAAGTATGACGCAGTCGGACAAAGTGCCGGAAAATTCTTTGATCTTGTTACTCCTAAAGAAGTAGTTGATGGAAGTGGCCTCTCTCGGGAGGACATTTTTTATATTGCAGGGGCAGAAGTAGACTTGAGAAGTAGTACTAGTTTTCAATACGCTCTTCTTGGTTGTTATGTGAATCCAGACATTACAGATATTGGATACAATAGTTGGATTGCTCTTGATCATCCTTATGCTATTGTATATGATGCTGCTTCCAGAGTCTTCAAAGGAATGGGCAAAGATGACGAAGC